GAACTTAATGGCGTTGTGCCGTGAGTGCCATCACGAAGCCGACTTTGGTGTTGAGTTGTCAAAAGATTTCCTTAAGTTTGTCCACCTAAAAAAGTTAAACGGATGACAACAATCAACTCACTCTCCGGGGGTAAGACCTCCTCTTATATTGCGGTGAACTACCCGGCAGACGTTGAGTTGTTTTCTTTGGTTCGTACTTCGGATGTTGAATGCAAGTTCCCTGATGATAAGGTTAGGCAAATGGTATCCGACCGAATTGGACAAGAGTTTATTGGGACGTTAGAGCAAGATGCGATTATATACACAATGCTCGACCTTGAGCAATTCTTGGGACGCAAAATCACTTGGATAACTGGCAAAACATTTGACGAGGTAATAATCCAAGGAGTAAAGAAGAACGGTGAGGCTTACAAATACCTTCCTAACGTAATGCAACGCTTTTGCACCGTAGAGATGAAGGTTAACCCAATTAAGCGTTGGTGCTACGAGAATACAGAACTACCCGTTGAGATGCGCTTGGGCTTCCGTGCAAACGAAGTATCCCGTGCGGCAAAGATGATAGAGCGAAGGAAGGACGATGGTATTGAATGGGATAAATTCTCTATAAGCAAAAACGAGAATGGCCGCAACAAGTGGAAAGAGCTTCCGTACCGACTAACTCGTTTCCCTTTGATTGATGATAGAATTTTTAAGGATAAGATAGAAAGCTTTTGGGTAGGCAAGCCAGTTCGGTTTGCTTATATGAATAATTGCGTAGGTTGCTTTCACCGAAACGAAATACTGCTCAAACATATGAGCGATAAGGAGCCAACGAAGTTTAATTGGTTCGCAAAGCAGGAGACGGACAAAGCAAGATTCAAAAAGGAAATATCATACGAGGCAATCAAACGCCACCGCTTGCAATTTGATTTATTTGATGATGACTTTAACGAATGTGATTCTGGATACTGCGGACTATGATAACAGCTAAACAACAAGCCGAATACCTCGTAAGTATTTTTATGTTCTCTAACGAGCCCGTAAGATGCGCTATGGTATTTGCAGAGGAAATGTGGAATGAGACGGAAGCAACCTTTTGGCTCGAAGTAATAAACGAACTCAAACAATGATTCATATCATTACCCCTTGTTCCCGCCCGGGGAACTTAACAACAATCAAACAAACCATCCCAGAGGATTGCAGTTGGACGGTAGTCGTTGACGAGAAAGCAGCAGGCGAGTTCCCAAACGGAATTACTTACCTACGCCCTAACGTATCCGGTAGTTGGGGTCATCCACTTCGGAACGTCGGTATGGAGTTTATATTGGCTCTAAAGGCCAAAAGAAGCGATTACATATACTTTCTCGACGATGACAATATCATACACCCAGATTGGTACGAAGCCGTTAAAAACGAATCTTATCCGTTTATCACTTGGGGGCAGGTATTCAAGAACGGCCAACCAAGACTCCACCCAACAAAAGAGCCAAGAGTAGGCACAATAGATACCGCTTCTTTTATGGTTCGTTGCGATGCAATCGGAGATGTAAGATTCGGAAACGAATACGAAGCGGATGGCTTATTTGCTCAACAAATGGCTAAATGGAATACCAAGACGCTCGATGCCTATCTTTGTTACTATAACTACTTGAAATGAAAGTCCTTTGCCTTGGAGACCAACAATCCGGCGTTGTGTACCACCGGATTTACAAGCCCTTCACTCTGTTAAAGGAGAAAGGGCTTTTAGATTTTCAGATACTCAACTACAAACAACCAATACCCGAAGCCGACTGGGAGGATGTTACGCACGTTATCTTTTCTCGTGCGCTTCCCTTCTCCGGGGAATCCTTTGCTAACTTTTTTGCGATATGCAAAGCAACGGGCAAGAAGGTTATTATTGATAATGACGATTGGTGGCACTTGGCACTTGACCACCCCTCAAAAGCAACATACGACAAAGCAAACCTATCCGGACGTATTGTAAACTCAATGTACTTTGCGGACGAGGTGTGGACTACGCAAAAGTATTTAGCCGATAAGATTAAGAAGGTAAACCGTAACGTACATATCATTCCAAACGGATTAGACCCCGCCGACCCGCAATGGCAAATAACCCGTCAAGAATCAGACGAGGTACGCTTTGGTTACGTTGCGGGAATATCACACCTTCCCGACCTTGTGCAAAACAAGATAGACCTTTCCCCTTACGAATCCTATGTTGCCGACCTTGGTGGATACCCAGAATCCGCAAAAGCAAGATTCGCATTACAAACACAATCCCCAGAGGAATACGGAAAGTTATACCAAGCCTTTGACGTTGCATTGGCTCCATTATTGCCAAGTGAGTTTAACCGGTGCAAGTCAAACCTAAAAATGGTAGAAGCAGGGTTTGCTGGTTGTGCGTTAATTGTAAGTGATGTAGCACCGTACTCACAACACCTAACGGATAAGAACTGCATCGCTGTAAAACATAAAGGCGATTGGAATAAGGCGATTAAATACCTACACGAGAACCCAAACAAAGCCGGAGATATTGCCTTAACCCTGCACGAGGATATGACCACCAACTTCAAGATTCACGACTTTAACGACTTGCGTTTGGAGCGTTTGCAGAAGTTGAGTTAATTATTTAAGAAATAAAATAAAATATGCCAAAAGGAAATCCAAACCTCGTTAAAGGTGGCCCGCCTTTGAATCCTGCTGGCCGCCCACAAGGCGCACTCAACAAGTCAACTACCAAGATTCGGGAAGCATTCCAAAAACTCATTGAGGATAACTTGGAGAATATGACTATGTGGTTATCCGACGTAGCAGCAGAAGACCCGAAGGCGGCTCTTGACATCCTAAACAAGATGGCGGAGTACACAACTCCCAAGCTGGCAAGAGTCGAGAACTCACACGAAGTATCCGAAGAATTAACTTCAATTAAGGTAGAGATTGTCCGTTCTGGAAGTCAAGACAAGTGAACTCTTTGAGAAGAACTACACCGCACCAACACGGATAGTAGTTAATCAGGGAGGTAGCCGTTCGGGTAAGACGTACTCAATTTTGCAGATGCTGGTTATCCTGGCAATGCAAGAACGGGGTAAGGTTATCTCTATTGTGCGTAAGTCGCTGCCGTCGCTTAAAATGACCGCTTATCGGGACTTTATGGAAATCGTAAAGGCTATGGAGTTGTACGACGAAAAGTACCATAACAAATCCGACCTTACCTACACGCTTAACGGAAACCTATTCGAGTTCCTATCACTTGACCAGCCGCAAAAGAAACGGGGGGCGAGACGGGACTACCTATTCTGCAACGAAGCAAACGAACTGACTTGGGAAGACTTCTTTCAGTTGTTGGTTCGTACTACTGGAAAGATATGGATAGACTACAACCCTTCAGAATCTTTCCATTGGATTTATGACCGACTGCTTACCAGGGACGATGTAACGTACATACAAAGTACATACAAGGATAACCCGTTCCTTGACCAAAATATAGTAAACGAGATTGAGCGTCTGCAATACACAGACGAGGACTATTGGCGTATCTACGGCCTTGGGGAGCGTGGTATGAGCCGAGCAACAATCTTTCAATTCGGAACGTCCGAAATCCCGCAAGAAGCAAAACTACTTTCCTATGGCCTTGACTTTGGTTTTACAAATGACCCGTCCGCTATTGTGGCAATCTACCAGCACGGGGACAATCTTTACTTGGACGAATTGCTCTACCGAACCGGGATGACAAACCGAGACCTGCACAACCATTTGCAATCCCTTGGCCTTGACCGCAGGGACGAAATCTTTGCGGATAGTTCAGAACCGAAATCAATCGAGGAACTGCACCGATTCGGATGGAACGTGAAACCAACAGCCAAGGGGCAAGATTCAATTAACGCAGGTATTGATATTCTTAAACGCCACAAGTTGTTTGCTACCGCACGCAGCAACAATCTAATTAAAGAATTGCAGAACTATAAATGGACGGAGGACAAGAACGGCAACCTGCTTAATAAGCCGATAGACGTAATGAATCACGCATTAGATGCGGCACGCTATGCCGTGTATAACAAACTTTCTAAACCAAACTACGGTAGGTATTCTATCCGTTGAGTTATTTATCTATGGAACTTAAATTAGTAGTACCAACTTCGTTAGACGAAATCACGCTCGAACAATATCAGCGATTCGCTCGTATTGAGGGAGAGGGTGAGTTCAAGCAAATGAAGATGCTTGAAATCTTCTGCGGGGTTCCATTTAGCGACCTTCCAAACGTCCGTTTGGTGGATGCGGTAAACGTATTGCAACAGCTCACAAAGACCCTATCCGAAAAGCCCGGATTAACGAAATTCTTTGAACTTAACGAGGTTAAATACGGATTCATTCCAGCACTCAACGAAATTTCCCTCGGTGAGTTTGTCGACCTTGATTCTTACTTATCCGATTGGGCAACTATGCACCGTGCAATGGCTGTGCTATATCGACCCGTGGTTAAGGAAAAGGGTGAGCGTTACGACATTGAGAAATACGAAGCAACAGACGAGCGAGACGAAATAATGAAGCAGATGCCCGCTTCGGTAGTGCTTGGTGCGCTGGTTTTTTTTTATCGTTTAGGGAACGTATTAGCGGCGCATACCCTTCGCTCTTTGGAGAAAGAAGTGAAAACCCATACACCAGAGAAGCCCAGTTCGGACAGCGATGGGGATGGTATCAATCAATCTATGCGCTTGCTCAAGGAGATGTCCTTAAATTTGGAGACGTTACTAAACTTCCAATAAACCAGGCCCTGACGTACCTAACCTTTGAGAAAGAGAAAAACGATATTGAAATTTCAATGATTAAAAAATGAGAAGTTTTTATTTAGCCACCGAAAAGATAAACGAATACCTATCCTCGCACCCGTTGGTGAAGGTTGTAACCTTTGGGGATATATTCGATGTCGACCTTAACAAGCAAACGATATTCCCGCTTGCGCATATTATGGTTAACCAAGCAACATTCGCAGACCACGTAATACGATTCAACGTATCGGTGTTGTGTATGGATATTGTGGATGAGACCAAGCAGGATATTAGAGACCAAAACGAGCCGTTCTTTGGCGTGGACAATCAGCAAGATATTCTAAATACAACCTTGGCTATCTTGAACGGATTGCAATCGCAATTACGCCGTGGTACGTTGTACACGGAGAAATACGAAATCGAAGGCGATATTGTTTGCGAACCGTTTACCGAGCGATTCGAGAACCTGCTCACCGGTTGGAACCTGACCTTTGACTTGATTGTACCCAATACGGAAATATCAATTTGCTGATGAGCCGCAAAGAACTCGTACAAGCCGCATTAACGACGTTTGCAAAGCGTGTAATTCAACAAGCGAAGCAGAACCTCACCAAGAAGAAAAAGAACAGCACAAAGGAGCTGTACAATTCTCTTGACTACGACTTGTCGGTTGGCCCAAACTCATTCTCGCTTACGTTCTCGATGGAGGACTACGGCGAGTACCAAGACAAGGGAGTAAGCGGCGTAAAACGCAAGTTTAACACGCCGTACAAATACACTAATAAGATGCCACCACCCAAGGCGTTTGCAAACTGGGTAGTGCGTAAGGGGTTGCAAGGCGTTCGGGATAAGAACGGCAGGTTTATACCACGCAAGAGCTTGCAATGGGCAATAGCAAAGTCGGTGTACAACAACGGCATCAAGCCGAGTTACTTTTTTAGCGCACCATTCAAAGTAAACTTCAAGAAACTACCACAAGAGATAGTCCAGGCGTTTGAGCTTACCCCTGATGACTTCCAAGCATTCACAAGAAAATAATGGGACTACCAATAGCCGCCTACCCGACCTCGTTGCAGTTTACAAGGTCTCCGATATTTATCACCTTAACAAAAGGCACAGCCGTTAACGACGGCCTTGTTAATGCTACGCTTACCCTGCGTATTTTTCAAGGTAGCAGCGCAAGCAGCCCAACCGCTGACTACACGTTAATCAAAAGCTCGATTAACGACGAGCCTATTGTCTTTGAAATCAGCGAGTTAATACGTGAGAAAATTACAACCGTATTAAAGAACGATGCTATTAGCGATTGGGAAACAGCAACAACCGAGGACGTATGGTGCAAGTTCACTATATCCTCGGACTACGTGGATGCGGGAACGCCCGCAAGCGGCCTAATTGTAAGCAATCAATCGTTCCTATGTACGGACGGCTGGCTGCCGTTTACAACGCAATCCGGGGGTATCGTTGCGGGTGCTGGTTTAATCACCAACCGCACCATTCAAGTAATGGAAGGGTACGAGCAATCCTTGCCCGCCTTGTACGATGCGAACACCGACCTTAACGGAGTGCTGTACAATGTAAACGGAACCGACTATTTTTATGTTCTATCCGACGAACTGGGATTCTCAAACACAAGCACCGAATCAAGCCAAAAGATTGTTTATATTCCTGCTGGCCCGAATAGCGTAGATTCTTTCTTGGGTGTTGAACCGATTGAGGATTACACGATTTCATTGATTAGCGATAGCGCAGCAGTCAACTACAAAGCACGGGTAGAAGCCGACGGAGGTACGTGCGAGGGGTTTGCTTGCCTACGTGCAGCACTTGCCGAATTGGGTTACGAGGAGAACGCCACCGATTACAATTACGAGTTGGTTTGCGAACCCAAG